CTGTGGCTATACCATCACCAGAAAGAGCTGTGATGTAGTTTCCTGGAGGTTGGAAAGATGAGCTGTCTAGTGTACCATCACCTTTAACAAATTGAGAGGATGTACCACCTGTTGTTATATGCTTTGCAGCCTGAACATTGCCCTGTAGTGTAAGCGTGTAGTTTCCTAAGATGGTTGTGTTTTGTATTAAACTACCACCCAATTGTACTGGCTGACTTAATCCTGATTGAATTAAACCATTGTTGAAGATGTAACCCATCTGAGCATTTGTGAATGCTTGGTTAATCTTCTGTAGAGCAGTTTGTAGACTATCGTTTGTATTTACACCAATGTATAATAAATTCTCACCCTCGTAAAAAACACAAGAGGATGATAATAAAAGAGGGCATGGTTCAGCTCCACATATAACGCTCATAAGCTTGGTTATTTAATTCTATTTATAAGAAAACTTATTAAATAGACACTGTAAATGTTTTCAATATTTAACTTATATACCACCATCTGTTATAGTCCAATTGTTTGGAGCTCCAGTTAATATGTCTCTACCTGCTTGACCAGCTAGTGTGTATTTGATTGTATTGAAGGTTATAGTTTCATTAGGCTGCAATGTAAGTAAGCTCCATCCATTGTAAATAGCATCTAAATTAGTTGCACTATAATTTAAATTTGTTTTTCCAGCCATGAAGAATGTAAAATTAGTTACGTTTGAAACATCCCATCCACCAATATTTTGATTAAATGCTGTAGCACCTCCAAACATGCTTCCCATAAGTGTAACATTACTAACATCCCAAGAACCAATAGGTTGATTAAAGGATGGTGCTGAAAAAAACATAGCAGACATATTTGTTACACTAGAAACATCCCAACCACTTATGTTTTGGTTAAAAGAAGTGGCACCATTGAACATAGCATTCATGGTAGTGACATTACTAACATTCCATCCACCTATGTTTTGATTAAATGAAGTGGCAACACTAAACATAGAAGACATGTCTGTTACACTAGAAACATTCCAACTGCTAATATTTTGATTAAATGAAGTGGCAAAATTAAACATGTTATTCATGGAAAAAACGTTTCCAACATCCCAACTACTTATATTGCCATTAAAATTACTAGCTCCAGTAAACATTTGAGCCATACTAAACACTCCACTAACATCCCAACTATTTAGATTTTGGTTGAATGAAGATGCTGATTGAAACATGCCAAACATAGATTGGCATGCTGAAACATTCCAACTACCTATGTTTTGATTGAATGAATTTGCAAACAAGAACATTTGATCCATTACATTCACATTACTAGTATCCCATGAATTCATATTATTCACAGTTGTTAAACTAGTACAATTTGCAAACATATATTGCATGGTATTCATTGTAGACAAATCAGGAGTATCAGTTACTAATGATAAGTTTAGATTTGTACAACCATTAAATATTCCATTAGAGTAGTTTCCAAAAATAACACTACCAAAAGAAGTGATGCTTAATAATTTTTGGCGATCTCCAGTACCTTGAAAAGCAAATCCAGAGCATGTTCCAGTAATAGTAATTATATAATCTCCAGAAGAACTATATGTGTGGGTGGTTTCAGCTTGATTCCAAACAGTAATAAGGTTACTGTTTCCATCTCCCCAATTTACAGTAAAGTTATAGGTGCCACCATTTTGTAATGGAAGTTTTACTTGGTCTGAGTTACTTGATCCCGCACTAGTATTTGTAGTTCTCCAAGTTGAAATAAAAGCAGTTGGTGATATTGTTGTTGTAGTAGTGGTGGTGGTACTAGTGCTAGTGCTAGTGCTAGTACTGGTAGTTGTAGTAGCTCCTATTACAACATCAATGTAATTTGTACATACTCCTGTACTAATTATTCTTACAGTGGTTGTACCAGCTGGAACAGTTGCAGCATATCCTGCTAACAAAGTTGCTTTTGCAATATTTACAGCAAATGCAGATACAAATCCATCAGCATTTGAATAAAGGTTGAATGGTCCTGCGTCTGCTCCAGCTGATGTAAGAGTTATAAATACAAACATGCACTTTTAATTTAATGGTTAGCAAGAAGTTGCTGCACTCAGCACTCCTCCACTTGATAATGTCCACTTAGTACTTAAATTGGTTATGTAAATATAACCACTGTAAGTAGTTGTTAAAGCAGTGTTGGTGTATAAAACTACACCATTTGCTAGTACAGGAACAGATGTATACAATATAGGCAGTAGTATAGCTGACGTACATGGATTTGCAATATTTGCTAATCCTCCTAAATACCAAGAATAATATCCAGGCCCTGTAGTTGTTGTACTAGTTGTGCTAGTAGTTGGAGCACCTGATGTACTAGTTGTTGTAGTTAAAGGTGGTGTTGGAGATATCTGTGCTTCTATAAGAGCAATTGCATTGTCAATCTTCTGCAATACAACTGTGAGGTCATCACAACTTTGTATTCCTGTTCCTGCTAGGTTTGGACCTACATATTTAACATTTTCAGAAGATACAAAATTACATTGATCACCGCTGCAACCACATGGACCTAAAGATCCGCATCCTGGGCAATTAGTATTGAATGGCATAGTTTTATGGGATGTACATGATGTAATAAGCACCTATTGTAGGTTGAACATTCGTATGTCCTAAACCTCCTCCTGAATTACCTATCACTGTATTTACAGTAATGTTTGTTGTAGCACTTGCAGTTTGCAGTGTAGATAATTGATACACTGTGACTTCTCTTTCACTATTAGAAAACTGAGCTCTATTATTAGTCACTCTAGTTTGATAATTGTGTTGATGTCCTGGATCAACAACAGAAGTTGTAGCTGTGTGCGTGTGAGAAGGGATTTGAGTAGCTGATAAGGTCACGTTATTCAAACCTGCTACACCAAATAGTGAATAGCTTGGATTACCTGCTGTAGATGGATTAACTATAGAACTCATTGGAATTGAACCAGCCATGCTACCATCTGTAGTTCCTACAGCAACACGTCCTCTTTTGTCTGGCGTACCATTGCTACCATTACACAAAAACACATCTATAAATTGTCCAGTACCTGCTCCTGTAATATCAAAACCTGTAATTGGTCCATAATACTCATACGCAATGTATGGTACCATTTTGTTCTTGTACAAGTTAGATGGAGCAATACTGTTTAAATATGCTTGAATAAGAGCATTTAAATCAGCAAGTTTAACATAGTTTGTATCAACCTCAATTTCTAGTGCTGTTAGGTCAGCAGCTGTTAAACACAGCTTATTAATAGCTGCTTGAAGAATGTCATGTGTATCAGACGATGCTGTTACACCTGTAAGGCATCCAATTGAATAATTGGCGTTAAGGGTGGTGAGTGTTGACTCAATTGCTGTGACACTGGTTTTTAAAGCGCAAATTGATTTTATCAGTGCTGATATAACATTATTAAGTGTAATGGTACCAGACCCTGGAAGAAACCCACTCACCAATGGGCAGAGATCAGCTGGATTAATGACAGGAATAACGCCATTACCAGTAGACAAGTTTATAATGAAATTTGCAATTTGTAATTCAACAAAGGCAAGAGTGTCACCATTGGAAATACCAAGAACAGGAATACCGTATCCTGTATATCTTACGCACTGATCAGATATGATTTCTGTGCATCCATTAAAGCAATTAGAGCAGCTCATTTATTTATATTTTAGAAGTTTTACTTTACTAGCTATTTGACATACGCTAAATTGACTAGCGTAATCTGGGTTACAATACTTATATGTCAAGATTCTTCTATAGTTTAGAAGGTCTATCATTGTTGTGTACGGTATGGGCATATTCAATGCAAACACAGTGTTGTTGTAAAGATTCTTTGCAACTTCTGTAATCTTGCATTCAATATCTCCTAGTAGTGTTGGAATATCAACACATTCAGGACAAGATGTTAATCTAGGTTGTAACATTCTTATTTATTTTTAGAAGATGTTTATACTAATCTTTCTAGTTCGATTCTATCAGTGACTGGTGGTTGCACTGTGATTGATTCCTT